TCAGGTCCATCTGATGGCAGATCAATCATCTGTTCTTTGTTTTTATTCTCTGGCATAAGTTCTCCTATGTTTAATATTCATGCAAGATATCCTCTGGATTCTTGATTGTTGCTAAAACTTCATCGTCGTTTAGCAAACGAACTTCACCGCCTTCTATTTTTATTCTAGATCCTGCATAACGCGCAAACATTACCCAGTCTCCAACTTTGCACCAAGGCCCATCTGGAAATCTTTGTTTATCTCCATATGCATCTGGCCCCATTGCTAAGACATTTCCACATTGTGATGCTACTTGTTGTTTTTCTAATGTATCTTGTCCCATTATAATTCCACCTTTTGTTGTTTCTTTCATTTTAAATGGAAGGACTAGCATACGCCAACCTGTAGGTTGTGGTAATTTTGTTGACTCGTCTGTTACTTTTTTTGATTTTTTTACACCAATTAAATCATTGTTTGGTGTTAATATCGATGACTGTTCTGTCTTCATTTTCTTCTGGCTCCTTATTTGTTAGCAGGGTAGAGATTTCCTGTAAAATTGCTTCGTAAGCACGAAGCTGTCCTACCATATACTGGTATTTTTCAAAATTGTCAACCTGTCCATTTAGTAGATAGGTTTGCACAGACTTCTGTGTTTCTTCTATTTGTTTTTTTAATCTATAAATTAATTGTATGCCGTCCATTACTTAGGTGTCTTTACATTAATTCCACCACTAGGATAACCAAATTTATTATTTCCCATTACAGGTTTATATCCTGATACTTTTGTTAACCCACCATCTGCTTTAAAAGTTCTTAATGTTTTTGCAAGTCTAGCTCTTTGTCCTAACTTGCCACCTTTTTTAGCAGCTTCATTTAATTTTTTAGCTGGAATTTTTTCACCTTTCTTTACTCCTAATTCTTTTCTTAAAGCTCCCGGTTTTTTTATTGCTTTCTTAATCCAATCTTTAGCCATTATTTTTTGCCTCCACCGTTCCTGAAGATCTGAGTTCCTTTAATTCCAAAAACGCTCGCCACGACAAGAATCCATAAATTTGTAAACCATGTCGGCAGTGACTGGAAATGCTCAAAAAAAATTTTTATCTTGTCCATTGCAGCCGGATCTTCCGACCAAACTCCATATGCAAGCACCAAAATTGGCAACGTAAGAATTGCTAAAATTACTTCGTCCTTGTAGTCTGTTTGACGAGCTTCTAAAAGTTTGCCCTGGTAAGCTTCCTCACCGCGAGCTTGACGCTCGGCATGCAATAGCTGTGCATCAGACATTGCAACTTTTGCTCTTTGTTTGTTAGCGTAAATTTTGCTGCCAGCAGAAACGGCTAATTTAATAGCACTTAACCACATAGATTAATACCAAGTAGCTTTAACCGGTTTTTTGTCAGCTCTTAATCTTTTAGTTCCTCTGACATCAACTGTTTGTGATTCTTGTGGATTAGTTGCTTCAATTTCAACTCCACCTGTAGCTGAACCATTTTTTGAAATTCCAGGTCCAACAGTTACTTTTGGTTCTTTAACATAACCAGATCCTTTTTCCCAATCTTTCATTATGCTAGTCCCCCTCCTCTAAAAGCTTTTCCTAATCCTCTTTGAGCCATTCCACCACCTTTTCTTAATTCTCTAACAATTCTTTTCTTCTCAGCTTTTAAATTTTTTTTACCTTTTTTAGTATCTGCTTTTTCAGAGTCTACTCTTCCAAGTTCCTCTAATCTGTTCATTCTTCTAGTATTTGGCATAATTATTTATCCATTGTTCCGACAGAAGAGTAAGCTCTTTTACCCATAGCTTTCTCCATGCCTTTTGATTCATCTCTTCTAGCTTTAAAGCTTTGAGATTTAGTTGACTCTTTGCCATCTCTCATTCCTAGAGATTCATCAAGTCTTGCATTGTAACCTTGTTTCTTTTTAGAATTTCCATCGCTTCCGTATGGAAATCTTACTGAATAAGGTCTGTTTCCAAAATCATTTCTCATAGTTTTCTCCTATTATTGTGTTTTTACTCTAAATAAATTTGCAAGTCCACCATTATTTAATAACTGTGAAGACACTAATTCTTTTGTTACTGGTAATGGTTCATTATCTTGAATAATGCCTTTTTCTACTAACATGGACCTTTGTACTTGTTTAGCTTTAATTTTGTCCCATATATTGAATATATCTGTTTCGTCTCTGTCTTCAATTGTCTCTTTGGCAACCATAATTTCTTGAATAGCTGGAGTGTCATCCTCTTTTTTGTCATCATCTCTTGATTTAGGTTGAGTTATATCTAAAATTTCTTGTTCAAGTTCTTGAATTAAAGTATCAGTATGGGGAGTGTATTCAGGAATTCCTAATTCTTTATATTTTTCTATGTCTTTTTTGAGATCATTTACATATGGATCTACAACATTTTTTTGAAACTTATATTGATTATATACTGTACCTAGGATGTTTCCTGTAAAAACATTTTTAACTTGTTTTAGTGCGTGAATATTTTTTGCTTTGTTGTATTTTTCTCTTCTATCTACAACATTAGTTTTAATTCTTTCAATAGGAGATTTTCTTGTAATCTCATCATCATAAAAAGTTTCTACTGTTTCGGTTTTAGTATCACCACTTTCACCTCTATCAGTTACTTCTTCTCCATAGTATCCAGAACCTACATCAAATCTTGAATGACCTTGATCAGAACCTTGATTGTTGTCTCCACCTCCAGTGTTTTGATTTCCACCATAATTACCACCAGATGATGCTCCACCTGCAGGACCTTCAGATCCACTTGGTCCATAATCACCAAAGCCTTCGTCTGGTCCATAATAACCTGATCTAGATCCATCTGGATTTTTTTTCGCTAATTGATGTCGGTAAACTGGTCCACCTTTTTTCATAAACAAAGTTGAAATGCCATCCTCTGCCATAAGTAATTTATTTAATGGATCACCTTCTCCTTCTTCAGATGCAAACAAATCAATTCTTTTTACATCTTCATCATCGCCCTCTTCTTTTTCAGATTCTATTCTTAATTTTTCTTCTTCTGTAAGTTGAGGTCCTTCGGCTGTTAAAGAAATATCTTCGCCTTCTGTTTCATCAATGTCTAAAATACCATTACTTAACATTTCCATTTCCTTAAAGCTTTATTGATTCTTGAATTAGGATCGTTAGCTGTTTTACTCGATGTTAATTTTTTCTTCATACCTTTCATACGCGCGCAGAAAGATTTTTTTCTTGATCCACCTTCAGGTTGTGGGGCTTTTAGATTTGATCCAGGGTTCGCTCTCTCGTAAGATTTACGTCCCTTCTCATTCAATCCTCCAGATTCTGACTTACCTTCTTTTCTTGTCCAAGCCGGTGAGCCTCCCTTTTTGAATTGCTGTCTAACAGCACCCATACCCTTGGTGTAAAGCATTACGCCTTCTTTGCAGTTTTAGCTGCCTGTTTAAATTGTTTAGCAGTCGGTGCACCTTTAGCACCTTTTTTTCTCATCTTTTCACCTGAGCCTGCTTCAATTCTTTTACGCTTCGCATGAATGTTAGCGTATAGTCCTGGTTTTGCCATAATTAACTCCTTGGTCCTTTTAGTTTAGTGACATCAAATCTTTTTGTTGCATCAGTTTTTGCTTTTGCACGATTTGACATCTTTTGTTTTTCAATCGATGTAGCTGCACGCAGTAATGCTAGTTCTTCATTCTGTTGCATCTTATCTTCTTGAATATCTCTGTTCATTAAGATTTTGCTCTTATCTAAATTTATACGAGCTTCATCTTCTTTCATTTTTCTCATATTGTCTTGAGCTTTTAGATCTAACTCTCTTGCTCTTAATTTAGCAATTGGGTCATTACCAAAGTCTCCACTAATTTTCTTTTCTTCTGCTAAGAAGTCACCCATCATTTCTGCAATGAGAATTGCCTTTCTAGCTTCTATATCTATTTGTATTCTTTCCATTTCACCTTTGACTTCTGGGCTTTGTGCCATTTGTGGATTCATTTGCATTAGTTGTTGTAACTCTTGTATCTTACGAATTTGTTCTTGCATTTCCATTTGTACTTGCTCATCGGCCATTAATGCAATGTGTTCAAAAATATTTTTTTCTAATGACGCCATAATTTGTGGATTATTTTTAGCCATGTTAGTTGACATAAACGCAACGTGAGCTGCAATATGTGCTTGGTGATCTTGTCCAGTAAACGCTTGATAAGGTTTGCCTGCTAATGCATCTATGTGTTCCAACGCTGGATTCTTAGGTGCCGGCGGTGGTGGAGGTGGTAATACTTGATCAATATTTTTAACTCCTAATGCTTCGTACATATCTCGGTACGCTTCATATAGATTATGCATTTGTGGGTTAGACTGAGCTAACTGTAATTCTGTTTGTGCAATAGCCACTCTTTGTGTTGATGAAAATATATTAGGATCAGCAACAGGAAGTATATCTACTTTTGCATCAAAGTCTGTTTGTTTAACTTGTTTTTCTCCACCAACTACATCGTATGGATAAACTGGCGGCAAGTAAGTTGAAAATACATCTGACAACAAAGTAAACTCTGTTTTCATTGATGCATACAATCGCTTATGGATTGCTGACATTACTCTTGAACCACGTTCTAAAAGAGCTACGGTTGTCCCAACAGCGGCCTGTTGGTTCCCGTCCCCAACCTGCATGTCAGCAATGGACGCGAATCTCTGTCCTGCATCTACACAAATTCCCATCAACTGTAATAAAGTTTGTGATGGTTCTTTGTAAGGCAGGTTCATAAAAGCATCCCGTAAAGATCCACCAGGAGCGTCGACATCACGCCACTCACCTGGTTGCAGAGATTGGGCATCATCTCTAACTCTGATACCCCTCTGTTTAAATCCTGATGGCAAGTTCGATAACGTACCTGCATCTATAAGTTGACGAAGAGCAGACGTGGCTGCTCTAGTTAGACCGCCAATCATATGGATCAATCCAAAACCGTAAAAACCTAGTCCTGGCAGAAATTTAAAATGGACAAAGTATTGGATTTTTTCTTTTTTGGGATCATCTACTCTGTAGTTTCTACGAATAGATAATATTTTTCGCGTACCATTGTCTATAGTTACAATGTATGGAATCTTAATTTCAGTAGGGATTCCGTCTTCCCCTCTGTCTTCAAAACCTTCAAGATCTAAATTAACATGACATTCAATCAACGTAAAAATTGGATTATTTTTTTGTTGACCGGTTGATCTTGTTCCTTCTAGTTCTCGTTCTTTTTTCTTAAGTTCCGTTTCTTCTGCGTAAGGTGTGCCC